AGGCACGTTACCTTCTGGAGGCATTTCACTTCCCATTTCGCCGCTTGGCGGTGCTTCGGCAGGTGCTTCGGCGGGCGGTGCGGGCGGAGGCGCAGCAGTAGTTTCGGGTTCTTGTGTCTGCTCGGGTGTGCCAGAAAAATTAAGGAATGGTTTGATATTGGGCGAGATGTTATCTAAAACAAATGCTTGTATAACGGAACGAGCGTCTAAGTTACCGTCTAATTTTTGAAGTATATTGGATAGCCGTGTGTCGTCAATTACTCCTTTTAATGTCTGAATAGAATTAAATCCAGATGGGCCATTAATTAATTCGTCGCCCATGATAGAATTGAATTCTTTAGCGGCACTTTGCTGCATAGCAGGATTAACGCTGAATAATTTATTTTGCTCAGTTTCGCTTTGTTCTGTCACAGAAGATAACAAATCATCTGGCGATAATTCCTTAATAGGAATATCACTCTCGTCAATTATTTTATACAAATAAGGAAATGCAGATTTTAATTCCTCATTAAAAGAACGAATGGTTAATCTATCAATCCAGTCATTAACAATTCCTTCTGGAATGTCTTCTTGGATTGGTTCTTTGAAAGATTCTGCAAATTGTTCGTAATACCCTGGCCGCTGTAACCGAGTAAGTTCTTTCTTAACTTCTTCTATACGAGAAAATACCTTAGTAGAAATAGAACCCAATGCTTCGCTTAATTGTGATTGGCGGCCTACATAATTCTTAAACTTTCGTAAATGGATTAATTCTTCGCTTAACGAAGTGATGTGCTTGCCTATGGAATCATACGGGTTACCGCCATGCGCAACATGTTCACCTAACGCTCTTGCACCGTTTATATGTTTAAACGGATATTTGAATCTTTCACCTTGTGCATTTTCTATATAGATAGAATTAATGTGTTGGGTGCGACTAATTGGATATAATTCATTAACAGGTTGATTATGCTTAATGATTAATCTAGCAGGACCTAAATCTTGATAACTTATTTTATTCGAGCCGTATAATTTATTTTCCATAACAGGAGGCATTTCCTTTCGTTTAGCTTGAAATTGATAATCTCTTTTGTCTAAATTACTTTTACCGATATTTTGCACATCAAATTTTAGTAAATGATTTTTAGCAAATTGCCGCATACCTTGAATAAATTTATATGCAGTATGACTTCCGGAATTAAATAAATCACCGCTTATTTGTAGGATAACGCCATCGTCTTTATCTAAAGTGATAGTAACAGTACCTGATATACTGCCGTCATCTTTGAATTCAAATTCAAAGAATCGAGCCTTTGGTATATCTTCTTTCTTGGACAACACTGTGGCATTCTCGTCTCCTATTTTGATATTAGAGAAACGATTTTGTATCTTGCCGTATAAGTCGCGAGCAATTATATTGAGATTAGATTCCATATTATATTTACCATCTATCTAGCAGAAAACTGTGTTCTCAATCAATTTAATCTTTTGTCAGTGTTTCGATGCATTTATTATAGAAAGACTCGTTATTGTTATCTAGATACAATCCGTTGTTCTCGTTATTGATATATTCGACTTGAATGTCATTGTATTTTGCAAGGTAGCACAATTCATCTTCGATGGAAGAATTATGTATCGGCGATAACGAGGGTTTGCCCATTTTTTCGTAAGTAGTTCTTGATATGCAAATAGCTGAAATATTATTCGCTCTATTGTAATCTAAATTCAATACAGTGGCAATTGTAATAATATTATACAGTGCTTTATCAAACATGTGCTGAATTACAGTTGAATTTAATGGGATACAATTGTCTGTTAATAACAAAATAGCATGATAATTATAAGCAGGACCATAAAATAAACCAGGCAATGCTCGGTCGAGTATTGTATCTACTGGTATTTCAATTGGGTATTTTAAAAACTCGTGTTTAGAATTAATACCTGTATTAAATCGGTCGATTACATTACATTGTAACGAGATCAGTCTTTGGTCGATATGATAAGAGTGATACGATAGTATGCATTTTTTAATCAACGCATTTGATTCTTTTGTTGATTTACTTTGTAAATGATATACAAACATGTTTATTTGTGCAAAATTAAATCCAACAGACGGCATAATTTGGTCGATTAAAGTAATATCGTTTGCATACGATGGGAATTTGTTAATGTTTGGATAGGACACAAACGATTTTTTATTAACCACTATGGGCATGTACCATCCTTTAGAATCGTACTTAATATCTGGAACTTGCGAGTCGTTAACGAATTGTTGAAATTTATTATAATCAAAATCTGTATTGCTTGAACCACAATCATATTTTATACATTTATTATTTTCTGGCCCGGGCAAGGGTTCTACAACATAACCTGTTAATATTGTTTTTTGATTAGAGTAAATTGGGATATATCGATCCCAATTTTTAGAAACAAACATGTCATCATTTAATAATACTACAGTATCGCATTGGCTTGTAAAAACTCCTTTATTAAATGCATAATAAACGTCAGATTCATCCGGTATACAAATAATTTCATTTTCGTATAAAGAATTCTCTTTGATATATTTTAAACATAATTCGATACTGCTACTATTTGATAGATGCGGAATTACTATGGAATACTTCATTTTATGCCCTTGTAATGAATATAGGTAACGGTATTTCCCACTCGTCATTCATAGTAGAACCCGAACTTAACGAATCAAATACCTTAGGATCCCAGTCTGATAATATTACGCTCATTCTGATTATTAATAATACCGCACTTACTAAATCGTCGCCTTGCCCCGATTTAGCTTTAAAACTAGTGCCTGCTGCTACATAATTCTTTAATTCGCTTATTAAAGAATAAGAAGAAACTTTCATCTTATCTTCTTCTATTAAAAATTTTAAACGAGAACAAGCTGAGATTTTATTGCTGTAAGTGGTGTTAAATCCTTTTCTAAATTTACGAATATGTCCTGCTTTTACAGGCTCGCTTAAGAAGAATCCTGGAAATGACTCTTCGCCCAAATCTGAAATTACTACTAGTGCTGCTTCTCCTACTGCATTATTTTCGCATGACCAGTATATATTATTACTATTTTCTTCTCCGATTTCTGTTTGAATGTGGCGTATTATTTCTCTGAAAATCTTAATTTGACCTTGTATCGATGTGATGTTATGTTGCCATTCTGCTACTTGTACAAAGTTAGGTAATTCAAATACTTGAATGGCAGCATTATCGCCCCCGGTACCTAAACTAGGATCTAATGCTACTAAGTAAATATGATTCGGTGTGGGCTTCTTGTACCAGCGTACTTGCCCAGTTTTTAACATAGGTTCGCAACCTGTCATTGTCGACAACTTTAACGAACTGATTAAGGTCTCATCGTATACCAAAAATTCGCAATTCTTGACTAGAATACTATTTGCATAATATCTATGATTTTTATTGACGTTATAAAGATCGTATACTGGTTCTGCTTCAGCAACATCAATTGAAACAACTGTATCCAAAGAATCTTCTACTAATATTTGTTGCCCTGGAGCTAACGTGCCGACTTCGATCATATCGTAATTATGAAGATATACTTTATGGTCTGGAGTACAAGTTAATTCGTGTTGTTGCGTGTGTAATTTTATGGTATCTTTAACGCCTTTTATTAACACGCCGTCAAAGTGGCTCCACCCAGTATCTGTTAATACTTGTAATCCTAAATTATTTTTTAATAACTCGTCCATGCATAAATCCCTCCGGTTGGCAGTCTTTTTTATATTGCTTATTGATTGTTCCGTTATTATACCAAAGTAATCCAATTTTATTATTATGTAATTTAGGTAATCGTCCTTTTACAAATCCGATTGGACAATCGAAGCTATATGTTTCTGTGATACTATTATTGAACCACGTTTTTCCAGTTGCTGGCCCAGGTTTTCCTTTTTTAGACTCGCTTATTTTTCTTGTTCTTTCGGGGTTTTTGGCGTAATCATAGTAGCCAGGGCGGCTGCGGTTTTCTTGGTGTTTTTTTCGTTCTTCAGCAGACCACCCAGTTCCGATCTTTCTCCCGCCAATTCCGGGTCTCGCCATTCCTTTATTATATGGTGTTTTGCCTTTTCTTTGTAGACTATATAACCTCTTTGTTTCTTCCGAATGTTTATATCCGCAGCTCCCGTCTCCGCCTAGCGTTTTATTTGTAAGCGGGCCTGCGTAATCAATAAGCCTACCGTATTCCTTTATGAGTGTAATTTCTAAATCCTTGGATTGTTCGTCGGTTAAATTATCTTTATATATTTCGATAATCGGCGCGATTCCTAGTTTTGTAATGCGATCAATAATTGCAAGTTTTAAATGATTAGAATGTTTCTTTAACTTTTCTGTTAAATGATCTTTATACCTGCGGCCGGCACCTTTACCTATATAAAATGGTTGTCCTGCTAATATTGTCATGTGACTAACTGTGATATTAACCGGAGTTTTGTATATATAAACATAGTGCATAATTAATTTACCGTTGCATCGTACATAACTAACTTAATAAGCCAATAATCTCACCGATTGAGCGTTTTTCAATTTTTCCTGACGGCCATTTTATAGTTAAAACAGCATCTTGTGTAAGGCATTGGAATTCTCTTCTGAAATTTTCCTCCCCTATTTTGTTTAACTCTTTTTGCTTCCATTCTTCGTCTCTATCCGGGTGCTCTTCCCAGTACGCCCTGAACCCAAAAAATCCATTACGCCCAAGTCCATTTAGTATTACATTACCGTATTCGTCTGTTTTCTCTTGGCTTTCTTTCCATATTGTAGCAAAAGTATCTTCATCTGAATTGGGTGTAGAAGTAATAATAGCGCGACCGCCAGTTGACAATGTAGGACTGATAGAGGCCCAAAAATTACCGGCAATGTTGGGCTGTACAAACGCGAATTCGTCACATTGATGAGATATTACGTCATTAACCGCTACTAAGTGCTTGTTTGCATTAAATATATCATATGTGTCTACTAAAGTTAGTAATTCAATATCGATTATTTTTTTATTAGTGGTCAACCCGTCGAGAACAATGCCTATTTCTAATTTTTCTACTGTTATTTCTTTGTTATTTGAAAAGAAACGATGTTCGTTTGTTGCGCAAATAGTCGTACCGTCTTCAAATAGCAATCTTTTAGAAAGGGCATTAGTGTCTTTATTATAGATCATACCCTCAAAATCTTGCCACCCGGACGGTGTTAATATTTCATATTCTGTATTTTGAATATAACTCTGTTCCATAAAATTTCTCTATTAATGACGCAGAATTGGCTGATTCGTTATTGTTGAGACTTTTACTAATCTCATCCATGAAAAAGTTATATTCAGCTACTGCGCGGTTTTCTGTATATCCTACCTTTATAAGGAATTCTTGCCTACTCATGCTACTATCGGTATGTTTAGCTAAGTTAATTTCCCACGGTAATACCTTCAAGTTATTTATGTGGCCAATTGCTAACGGGCTTATTTTTTCTGTATAGCCGTGAAAAACAGAAAACATATGATCTATTTGCCATGCATTTTTAGTACCAGCTAATCCGAGCTTATATCCTTCTGCTATTTGTTTTTTATGTTTGGATGTAATATAGTGGACGATAGATTTATACCGGTGGAATAGTCCTTTCTCAGACGGTTGCGAAATTAACCCGTTATTAGCTTTGGTTTGATTGCCTTTGATGATTGCTTTAGTTGCTAACTGCGAATAACCGTTTCTCCCGTATTCGTCAACATTGGCCATATGAGTAGCGCGAGTTTTTTGTCCTTTTCGGTCGTATCCTCTTAGGCCGTTTTCGTCTACAGCAGACAGAATTATTTTTGATTTTTTAACTGACAATGCGTGTTTATTAAGTCCTGTTGCTGGGTCGATTTCTTTAAGACTTTCTTTAACTTTGTCGAGCCTTTCTTGACAAGAACCTCTTACGCCAGGATATAAACGATCAAATTCTTCAACCGACATGTCTAGGATATTAGTAATGTAATCAGAAGTAATCATTTTTAAACGAATACCTGTTACAGGGCATTCTTTGTAATCGTAGTCTTTTATTGCTAAAGCTAGATATAACTCGGGATATTTTTTTCTGTACTTGGCAGCAAGTCTGTCAATTTTAGTTTTTTTAGGAACCAACAATGCTAGCCGTCGTTTTTCTTCGATTATAGCGGCGTTTTTTAGAACGCATTGATTTTTATCAAAAGATGTTTGCCTGAGAAGATAACCAGTAAAAAGATTACCAAACTTTGCAATTTCTCCCCACGCGTCGATAATATTCCCATGAATATCGTTCAGAATACAATATACCCGTTCGTTGAATTTATGATTACTTGGTATCCATGGTGTTTTGGAAATGACCCATTCATGGAGCGGTTTATTTGTTGCGAGAATTTCTCGCCCTAAATTAACACAATTTTTACCGTTTTTAACTCGTTCTTTGAGTTCTGCTAAGAAGTCCATTATCGCTACCTTTGAAAAATAACTAACATACAGTAAGTCATAGAAGTTGTCAAGTTATCAATTTTTCTGGTGCTATTAATCGAGAATAGAGATTTGATAGAGAAATTTCTTCTTCTTCTAATGTTGATTTATTTCTAATTTTTACAAAGCTGGTATCGCCTTCTAAACAATACAGGATAGATATAGACATACCGCGTCCTGTTGTTTCTGTTGTTGTAGACGAAACAATACGCGACCCGTTATCGAAATCCATCGACCCTTTATTATAATTCACTACACCAGAACGAATGTGATCCGCGCATAATTCGTACCCGTAACGAATACGAAGCATAATTTCTTGTGCCCCTACAAACTTGTGTGCAGCAATAAGAACCGTTTTATCTGAATGAAACATCGCATACCATAAAAGATATGCAGCGGCACATGTGGTATTATGGCTTAGTATATCATTGGTGTAATATCTATGATTTACAGAATTTACACCAATGTCATACATATAATCAGATTCTTCAGTTTCTGTTATAGATACGACTTTAGAAGAACCGAATTTAGTTAATACCAAATCTCCTATGTTTAGATCTTTAATAAAAACTTCCGTATAATCTTCTAGGAAAACAATATGATCATCTGCGCATTCTAAAAATAACTCGTTTTCTAATTCAAGTTTCCATATTTTATATTCGGTTGTTTGCTTAATGTCAACAATCTCTTCCCACCCAGTATCGGTGTCAATTAACCAATCATTAACATCGTATACTTCTCTAAATTTTCGTTCTATTGAATTAGAAAGCTCATTCATTTTAATTCCTGTCCGTTTAAATTGTAACACTTAGCGGGCTAAGTGTTACAATTGTAGCACTGTTTAATCAGCTGTTATTAGCTTTTTGTATCTCAAAGAATTCGCCAATAGGCATTCTTTGAACTTCATTGGTGTGTTTGTTTTTAAGAGTTACATGGGTCTTTGAAAAACTACATTTTCCAACTTGGCGGGGGCATAAATTCACAGTATTGGTATAGTTATGATAACTTTGTAGTAATCTTATTTGATAGTCGTACGGTTCCAGTAGCATTTTGCCTTTAACTGGGTGTTGAATATAGAAAAAATTCCTAATAAAATAGAGATAACCATCATTAGGATCAGAGCATTTAAGCAAGTCCTCGATTTGTTTTTCTGTATATTTTTCTTGCCTATTTGCACGTTTAGTTAAAACGCCGTCAAGAGCGCGATTAGTGGCCATAAATAGTCCTCGATATTATTGACTATTTATATGTTTGATAGATTTAAAAGAATACGTGTATCACAGCAGCCGCAACTAAGTAAATAATCATGCCTATTACAGCGATAGCAAAGCCCATCATATATTCATTACATTTACTTCTTTTTCCTTGGCTCATGTTATTTTCCTAATTTTTCAATCAGTTTGTTGTAACTATTCACTAAGTGTCCTAATTCGTTATCCTTATTATACTCAACTACTATTGGGTCTCGATTATTGATAATGTCTTTCATACCGGATTCTAATTCAGTAAGTGCGACAGACATTTTACAAGTAGCAACATTCGTAACCCATGCTGAGATACAAATCCCAAGTAGTGCAAAAGAACCCATT